CCTTGCCAAGGCTGTGATGGGAGTTCGATCCTCCTCGTCCGCTCCAGTTGAAATATAGGGAAATCAATCATTTGATTTCTTTTTTTGTTTTGCTAAAACTAGTAGAAATTATCATGCGTTACCCACACGTATCTCACACGTTACCCACACAAAAAATCAGTATATTACTTCCAAAATAAATGAGTTCTTTTATTATGAACTCATCAAAATTACTTTTTTTATTTTATGCTATTTCATAAATCTTAGCGCTATTTTTTCACTAATCTTTAATGTTGTATCCATACTAGAAAAAATTACAGCATAGTAACTATCTTTTTTCTTTGATAAAATAACTTTATCACATTTTAATCCAGTTAATTGTGAAAAACATTCCATTTCTTCTCCGCTCAAAACATAAGTTTTGTACATACTTAATCCCCCTTTCGAATGACATTATGACATAAAAAAAGAAACACCGCAAATTGTCAATTAGACAAATGTAAGGTTTTAATTTGATGAATTTAATATTTTTTATTATGACAATTTTATATTTTTAAAGTATTAAGTTTCCCTAAATACAAATTTAGTACTTTTTTAAAGGTTATTATAAGACAAACAAAAAAGACCTAGGACAAAATCCTAAGTCTTATTTCTTTGTACAATATACTTGCTTGTTATCTTTAATACATATATATCCGCTTGGACTTTGTGCCCAAACAGAACTATCAACGTTATTTATTAGACGTTTAGCTGTAAATACTGTTCCTTGTTTGTAAATAGCATCATCATTTCCATTTGTACTTGTTGCATTCTTTTTCCCGTCTGTAGAAAGTTGACTTACTTTCTTACAAGCGAAGTTAGTACCTGCACCAGTACGCACTTTCATATTGTAATTACATGTATATAAACTACTTTCGTTAACTGGTACATCTTTTAAGTACTTCCAAGCCCAATTTCCTGATGTTAGGAATTTGGTATTATCTGCAAAGCAACACTTTTCTATAGGCTGTCCGTTCGGCAAGTAGTAGCCTTTATTATTTCTTGCATACTTTTGTGTAAACGGACCTTTTGCAAACTCCATATGTAAGTGATTTCCTATTTTACCATAGGTATTTCCCATTTTACTTCCTTCTACTGCCATTTGACTTCCTTGTGGATACTCACGTCCTACAATGACTCCATTTAGATCGTTATCGTGAAGTATCATAATTGTGCAGTAGTCAATCGTACCGTCTGCAAAACGTACTTTATTTTTAGATTGATACCATACTGCATTACCATCACTTGGATTCGTTGCTTTGCAAACTGCTGTAAATGGGAAATATGCTACATCTCTTCCACTGTCTTTACCAGCCATATCACAAGCATAATATGGATGATTTCCCTCGAAATCTCCCTGTGTGCATCTGAAATTATCCATAGGTAATAGAATATCTTCTATTCCTCCTCTAACTGATTTTTGTCCTTTGTACATCTTATTCCCCTCCTTTCACAATTGTCTTATTATAATTTATGTTGCTTATATGCAATATGGCACCTAATAGCGTATCTATCGCTATTACAGTGGCACTAATTTCTGTTGCGAATGGTATGCCCCAGATATTTCCTAAAGTCACAAGAAAAGTCGCAATAGCAGGCAATACTGTTAAAGCAACTTCTTTTAAAATGTCATAAGTTTTATTTTTCATTTTATTCCTCCTACTTCAATCCAATTTTTGCTAAAGCAAATCCAATCAAACCACAAATTAAAGCAGATAATATATAACCTATCATCTGCTCAATTCTTTTTGATGGTTTTTCTTCAATAGCAATAACTCTTTTATCAATTTTATTCATATCTTCTCGCATAAGTTTTGTTTCTGTTGCAATCTCTTTTACAGCAATAGTAAGATTATGAATATCTTCAACTTTTGGTTCTAATTTATCTAGCCTTTTTGTATTAGATTTACTTCTATCGTCTATTTCTTGTAGCTTTTCTATATCCTTTCTATCCATATAATCCCTCCTTACAGTTAACTACATGTGTTATTTATAACCGATTACTTTAGTAATGGATACTTTCCAAGTTGAACTTAATGTTGTTCCTGATGATTCCATCCTAATTCCACCGTTTTTTACTATTTCGATAAAGTTATTGCTAATTCTAAGCATTGCAGTCTTTAATATTGTATCGCCATATGTGCTTGATATATATATTTGATTGATGCTAAAATGTTTATTTTCTTGTGACAAATCAATTTTAGTACAAGTTTGCCCATAGTCGTTATTAGCTTTAGTATATATTTCTAAATACTTATAATTATCAACATTATCTATCAAAGTAATTTTATCACTTGTTCCTTCAGTATTTTCATACAATATTTTTCTTTCATATCTCGGAATTATAACATCTAATATATTTCCTAGATAATCTCTTAAAACATTCTTAGCCATATATCGGCTTAATAATTCTCTCTACTTCCAAAAGATCAAAACTCTATCTGTATGCAATTAATACAATGTTACTTTTGTCTGTACAATTCCTGATTGTTCCGTTTTGCCAATTTATTGAAACCGAAATTGGATATGCCCCTTGCCAGTAATAAGCCTCCATGCTGTAATATCCATTTGTTCCATCATTCACTATTGTCATAATAGCATAATTTCCCGAATCAGCATTATAGTTTGCTTTGATGTAAATCTCTTGTGCATCCTTTATTCCTGGTACTGTTGCAGTTTGATTATTAGCTAAATTAACTATCTGTTTTTTCCACATTGACTTTTCGATTGTTTTTTCGTATCTAGGAATTTTGAAATCAAGAATATTTCCTAAATAATCTTTCAAAACATTTGACTCTGTTAAATTTTCTATCGCTTGCTGTAACTCTTCATCTGTACATGTTCCTAAATAAACAGCGTTTAACAAATTATTTCTAATTTGATTCATATCATTTGCTGTTACTTTATTTTTATTAGGTATACTTTCATTTACATTTAGGTTTTCTTTTTCTTCATATATTCCAATAGTAAAATCATTGCTATTTTCTTCCACTATATTACCTCCAATCTTTGTGAAATTTTATAATTTTTGAATAACTCTAAATTTGATAAATCTATTATTTGATATATTGTTGTTTTATCATTCGAAATTATTTCTGCACTTTGAACCTTTTTATCAGTATATAAAGCAAATATAATATTAGATGACACACTATTAATCTCTTGTAATTCATATGCTATTTCTTTTGTAGTTCCATCTTGATAATAAATAATGACTTTATCATGAAACTTTGCTTTATCATAAGCAGTATCTACATTGATAGAATGATTTAAATATGAACTTGCTTGTTCGTTTAGCAGCTGAATATCACTATTCTTATCGATAATTCGAATTGTATTGATGAAGTTTAGAAATACTGTTTCGTATATATTTTTACGAACAATATCAGTATCATCAATAAGTGTTAAATTTGTTTTTGATAATAATTGTTGTGAAGTTAAATCTATGTCATTTAAATAAGTATTAGGAATCTCAACTGTCGAAACTGTTGTATTGTTATTAATTGTTTTATTATATAAATTTCTTGCAAAGACTAAATCTTCATTTGAATATATTTCTACATTATCTGAATTTAAAGATGATTGATTGATATATGGATAGCTATTATATTTAAGATAATTATAATTTTCTTTTAGCAAAATTTGATTCCAATACGATTCATTAAATGTCGTTTTTAAAATGAATGCTTGTAATAAATTATAATTAGATTTTACAAAAAATAACTCAGATTGATGCCTAAAGTTTCTATCTTTCATTATTAAAATTGGATTCCACGTATCTTCGAATCTAAAAAAATAATAATCTCCAATACCATCTTGGTTATCATCAACACAATACAAAATATAAATTTCATTATTACTATTTGCTAATAATATTTGTCTTTTATATGATCGTTCTGCTTTTCCTAAGCTTTCCTCAAAAATTTTCATAAAACTTGATGTGTTTAAAGAATATTTATATAAACCTATATACTTTTCTTTAAGCTCTCCGACTCTACTCCATCGTTCGTTACTTAAAACAAAATACACTTCAAATTTATTTTTAAACACGCATTGACCATTTAGTATATAAGAATTTATATAATAACCATGGGTAAAATTAGCTACCGTTTGTTTTGTCCAACACGTTTGATTAAAATCCTTAATATACAAATAAATCTGTCCCAAATTGGCATTATTTAAACAACCTATAATTTCAAAAAATAAATTATCATTTTCATCAAATTCAGCATAACTTCCACCATAAATTATACCCTCACCTGTTACACCAACTGAAGTTCCAAAAAAATTCCATTCATTTTCGCTACCGACATTCACTTTTAATTCAATGCATCCCATAGAATCAAAATCCCAAGTATTCCCTATGTTGTTCGCTCTTGCACCAGACATATAGTAATGAGAAGAGTTTGGATTTTTCACTAAGTATTTACAATAAAAGTTTTTACAGTTTTCAGGAAGTATATAACTTTTTTGTAAATTAAGAATATAATCATTTACTTGATCAATTTTTGTAGTAAAATTATTTAACATGATAAATCTTTTTGTACTATCAACTATATATTGAGGATTATCAAAAGAATATAAGATATCATCAATCGCAAAGAATGTTCCATCATCAGATATATTCATTTGTTGAATATATCTTAACTGAGTATCATTATTAAACTTTTCAAATAATTTTAGTGGTTTTAGATTACTATCAAGCAAAATTATAAATCCATTTGCCAAGTCACTTGTACTGCCTGTAGAGTAACCACCATAAATAATGGACAAATCGCCAGCTTGTTCATTTTGATAAATTATTCCTTCAATATGAACAGCAGTTGTATTTCCATTATTGGGAATAAAGCCATCCCAATCACTGCTTGGAATTTCTCTAATTTTTTTTATTACTTCTTGTTTTTTAGGTTCTTCATTCGGAAATATTCCAATCACGTATTTAAGTAAGTTTTCTTTAAATTCTTGCGTCATATTTATCACCCTAACTTATTAATGGCAACTCTAATCCTTCTTCTAATATATTAGAGCCTTGTGTTATAATTTCTTCAATTTGTAAATTACTAAATACTATATTAGCTGTATTTTCTATATCTATATTTCTCGCAATATATTCACCTTTAGAAATATTGCCATTCGCTTTTGCACGTTGGTTATCAAAATAATTCAACTCGTTTTCTGTATCAAAGTTATTACTTAATTCATATTCATACTTAACTTGAACAAACTCATTTGTTTGAATTATTTTAGTATTTTTTGCTTTCACCAGATAGTTACCGTTAAGTTCATTTAATGGTGAAGAAAACTGATATTTACCACCTAGTTTTAAAAATTCTGTTCTAGCCACTATATTTACACATAATTCAGCATTACCTTTATACTTAATATATGACTTTCCTATAGCTTGTAGCTCATTTGAACTAGTTACATCAGTTCTGTTTTCATATCGTGAAATAATACCGTTTCTGCCTAAATTATTTTGTACTCTTTGTATTTCAGGGGTATTAAAAGTTATTTCTCTTCCTTGAACAATTGCTGTATAATTAACAATAATGTTTGTACCAGCAGAATATGTGTCATTAGTTTCTATTTGATTTGATGATGCCTCATAATAAAAGTCTGCTGTTACACCCCTTTCTTTTTCGTCTTTAGTAGCAAAAGTTTTTTGTACACCATTTGCAGTGATCGAATGAATTTTACCGATTGACTGTTCTATCATATAAATTTTATTGTATCCATTTGCTATAACTGTATTTGTAGTGGTAATATTAGCAAAAACTTTATCTGAGGTTGTAATTTGTTTATTTCTATAATCTGCTGTTGAATAATCATAAGTTAATTTTTCTATTTTATTTGTTGTACAATAAGTTTTGTTAACCTCTATTGTTCCTAAGTTATCTAATAATTCTGGACTATAAAAGTCAATAGCTGTTATATTTTCATCTACCATGCGAGTACCCCAACGAGTACCGCTAATTTGTGAAAGATATTGAAAAACATCATAAGGTGCTTTTTCCAAGGTAGAATAAGCACCTATTATTTTATTTTCTTCTGGAATATTTATATTTCCTTCTACAAAACCATAATCAGCAATACTATTAATCACTTGGGTAATAGCCTCTCTAACCGTTTTATCAGTAATAACATAATCTAATGTAGTACCCTCACTTAACAAAGTACTTGGATCTAATATTTGGACACTACAATAATGAGGGTTGAATGGATTTAAATCCATGTCGGCACTATTTTTTACTATTCCTGCAAAATAAAGTTCTCCATTTCTAAGAATCTTGCATTTTGAATAATCTTTTGGGAAATAATATTCATCCAATAATTTATTAGTACCTTTCCATTTTTTAGGAAAGACCTTGTATAATTCTATTGACGATGGATTCATAAATTCTTCCTTTATTTCAAACGATGATTCACATACTACTTCTTCATTGTCTATAAACACTTGAAACATTACTTACCACCACCATAATTGTAAGAATTCTTTGCACCACCAGAAAACGTCTTGATATCCTTAACAAAAGCTTTTCCGAATTTGTTTACATCCATATCAGCATTAATATTAACGTAAATAGGTTGGCAAGAAGAACCAGATCCACCAACAGCTGGATTATATTTTTTTGGTACTACTGCCTCTCCTTTATGTAAATAAGCTAGTCCATCTCCAGCAACATAATTAGTTCCAACGTTTAATTTAGGTATCATACTAAAATTGGGATGCTTCCCACCTAGAACAGGAACCCAATCTGGAACTTTTATTTTATTCATTGATTTTAGCACACCATTTATTGCTCCGATAACTGCATTGATTGGTGCTTTTATTATTCCAGCTATTGTACTAAATATATTACTAACAAAAGATCTAACATTATTAAATGTAGTTTTTAAAAAATTAGCCACTGAATTGAAGCCATTTTTCATCTTTGTAATTACTGATGAAATTACAGACCATATACCATTCCAAATTGAACTAAAAAAGTTAAAAATAGGACTAAGGATATTAATATAAATAAAATTCACAAAAATTAAAAATATATTTTTTATTGTGTTTACACCATTTATAATAAAATTCCAAATTGATGTAAATATAGAACTAAAAAAATTAAAAATTGGTATTAATACACTGTTGTAAATAAAACTAATAACTGATACAAAAATATTTTTAATAAAATTTATACCTGCTAATATACCATTCCATACATTTTGAAATCCTTGTATTATCAGATTGATAAATGGACTTATTAAATTCCAAATTCCTTCTAAAATTGTTGCAACAATCGCTACAATTAATATAAATACATTTTTAAAAAAATTAAACACTCCCATCACTATATTTTTGATTCCGTTAAATAATCCTAAAAATATATTTTTTATTGAATTAATTATTGTATTTACTACATTTCTAAATCCTTCAAATTTATCATAAAGTATCTTAAAAACTCCTGCGAAAGGATTTAATATAAATAACAAAATTGTTTGCCAATTATTTTTGAAAAAATCAATTATTCCTTGTACAATACCAATTATAAAAGAAAAAATACCATTAACTGCATTTCTAAACCATTCAAATTTGCTGTACATCAGTACTAAACCAGCTACTACCGCTATTATTGCAGTAACAATTAAGAATAAGGGATTAGCATTCATTACTAAATTAAATAATTTCATTGCACCAGAAGCTAAATTTGTTGCAACCATTTGAGCCTTAGTAGCAATTGCATGAGCTTTAGTTAACAATTCCAATGATTTCATTGCTTTTTTTACCAATTCAATTCTTTTTTTTGTCTTATCAAAAGCATCAATTAATTTTCCAAAGATAACTAATGCTGGTCCAGTAACTGCTACTATCTTTCCTATTTGTACAATAAATTCTTTTTGTTTTGGACTAAGATTTCCAAACCATCTTGCTATTTCAGTTAATTTATCAACTGTAGCTGTAAAAGTAGGTAATAGACTTGTAGTCATTTCACCAATAGCACTATTAAATTCATCCTTTAGCGTGCTTAATTTTCCTTCTGTGGTTTGACTTGCTTTATCCATGGCACCATAAAACAAGCCACCTTTTTCTGTAGCCCACTGCAATGCCTGTGCTACCTCTTGTGCAGATATTGCTCCATTTCCCATTCTTTCTTTCAAACTAGCCATACTTTCCCCTGTTTTCTGAGAAATTACATTTAGCGGGTTAAAACCTTGATTGATCATCTGTAATAAATCTTGGCCTGTAAGTTTACCTGCACTTTGAACTTGAGAAAAAGCAAGAGTTAAACCGTCTAGCTTATTTGCGTCTCCCATAGCGATATCACCAAGTTGTTTTAAATATTTTTGACTATCTTTTAATTCAACGCCAAAACCAAGCATTGTTTGAGTTGCTTTTACTAATGAAGTAGTCTCAAATGGTGTTGTGTTTGCCATTTTTTTCAAATCAGATAGTAACTGGCTTGCAGCTTTTTGATTGCCATTTAACAATGTAGTTAAATTAGCATTGTAAGTTTCCATAGAAGCATTGTACTTTATACCCGCCGTTGCCAATGCCGTTATTGGAGCAGTTACAGCAACTGACATAGTCTTTCCGACTTTAGAAAATTTCTTTGATAAATCATTACCTTGTTTCTTTAAATTTTCTAAATTTTTAGTAGCTCCAGAATCATCTAGTGTAACCTTAAAAGAGATTTCTCCATCTGCAAACATTTGAATATTGAGTTTTATGCAATCATTCTTTTGTTTCACCCGCTTTCTTTTCTACATATGACCATAGTTTTTCTAAATAATTTATTGATTCATCATTATTAATTTTTAATGCATATTCTTGTTTCATCTTCATTCGATAACGATGTTCTTGTTCCTCTTGGGTTTTGATACTCTTAGATGGTTTTTCATAAGTTCTATATTGTATAACTTTACTGATAGTTGAATCTTCACTAATCATAAAACCGGCTAGCAAAGAATCGAATTCCCACCAATCAATATCTTGCTTATTTAAGTTAATTCCTATTTTGTAAAAATCCACAAAATAATGCTTATAGTCTTGTTCAAAATCAAATATCTTTTTCCCACTTTTGTGTGTTTTTTCTACATCAAAGATATATTTAGCAATTTCATCTAAAACAATTTCTTTGTCTTTATCTTCTAGATCAAAAATATTTAGTATTTCTAGACATAAATCAACCTTTAAAGGATTATTACTATAAAAATAGTGAAACAACTTCATCACACTTCTAAATGTAATATTTAGTCTATATTCTTTTTCATCTATTTTAAGTATATTTACTTGTTCGTAATTTTCTTTAGGTGTGTAGTCATAGAGTTTATCTGTTCTAATTTCTTGTCTGCAAAGGTTTTCACGAAAAAATCGAATAGCATTTCAATCATTTCTTCATACTTAGCGCCAGCAACATTTTTAAATGGTTCCTTATGCTCTTTAAAACATATTTTTTCAAACATTTCTTGTCTTTCTTTTGCTTCTTCTAATACCTTTGCTTCTAACTTGATATACTCTTCATTTTTACCTTCTTTTTCTAATTTTTTTAATAATCTACCGTTTTTTACATCTGAATCTGAAAAAATTAAATCTCTTATTTTTAGTTTTTCTTCTGGAGTTATTTTCATATCAAATTTATAAATTTCGTTTCCATTTTCATCATTTAAAATAATTGGTTCTTCTATTTCATATTGTTTTTTTGTTAAAACTAACATATTTCCTCCTTAATATATAAATAAAGGGTAGACTAGACGCCTACCCTTACTCTGCTGTATAATCTGTTTCTTTGAAAGTAGAATTATCATATACTTTTAAATCGAAATCAATTTGTAATACTTCTTCTGCACTAGCTTCGTAAGTAATATTACTTAAAGTTGCTGTAAAATCAATTTGCTTTCCATTTGTTCCTTTTAAAAGATTTGCAATTCTACATTTTGTAGTTGCCTCTGCCCCAACTGCATATTCTTTACTTAGAATATATTGACATACTGCACTAGTTTTATCTAGTTTGACAGATGTTGACCACGTTGGATCTAGTCCTGTTTTTACATTATTTGATAAAAAACTATATAAATCTTGCCAAGTATCAAGAGTTTCTCCTTGATCATAACTTAGGTTTAAATTAATTACTTCCTCATATTGAGGAGTATCGTTTTCACTAATATCAAATAATAACTTGAATTTTTTTACTGAACTTTCGTACTTTTTTCATTCCTCCATTCTACTTTGACACTACAGTTAATATTGTAATGTATTCTTTGATTTTCATCTCTAAAAGCATAATTTGGCACTTCACACGAAATTAAAATGGCTCTTATATTATTAAAAGCTATATTCTCTTTCATATCTAGTTGGTTAAAAATTAGATCTACTATTTTTCTTGTTTCCTTATCATCAGAAGTTCCTCTGATAAGAACATAAAATGGTATTTCACTATAAAGAATATTGCTAGATAGAGTTCTCTGGTGAGTTCCAGTTCCTAATGAAATCGCACTACATATATCACCATTTTGAGGCAAGTCAGGCGAATAACATTTATAACCTGTTTTTTCTATTTCTTTTCTCAATAGTATAACTAAATCTTCAATGCTCATACTTTCCCCTTCATTTCATCAATTCTTTTTTTAGCTTGTTCTTTGTAATTATCTCGATACTTTTCAACAGTTCGCTCAAACCATCTAGGTTGTGCCTTTTTATTTCCAGATCCTGCTTTTCCACCTTCGTAATAACGTCTACGTACATATGGTGTTCTTTCAGTAATTATTCCTTTTTTGAATTTACTGTGTGTTTCTCCTGATTCATACATATCTCCACTTTCACGATAAGTAAATTCGTTTGAATCTTTGTAAATTTGTTCAGCAACTATTTCTTCGGCACTAAAACAACCTGTTGCTATAACATCTTGTGCCCATTGAAAAGCGTCTTTTGGATTATCAAATTTTTTCATTTTAATAGAATCTCATAATGATGAGGTGTTTCTTTATCAGCATAAAGTATCTCGGTATCTACTATTCGATATTCTCTATCATTGAAGATAATTATGCTATTTTGTACAGGTTTATTAGATAACCCTCCAGAATTAACAATATCATAAAACATACGTCCATTTCCGACGATTTCACGATCATTCGAGGTTACTTTTAATTGACTTTTTTCTTCAATTTTAACGAAAGAAAGAGGAGTATCTACTCCCCATTTATCACCTTCGCCAGTATTTCCTAGATATTCTTTATATATACATTTGTGTGGTAGCAATCTTTTAGGAATTGGTTTTATCATTTTTTTCTTCCTTTTTTGTAGTTTTTTTATCTTCTACAATTTTCCAACCGGCTTCTTTATACCATTTTAAAGCTCCATCAGAAACATTTTTAACAATTGCTCCACATCTTACCTTAACCATTAACACACACCTCCTAAACCACAGCACAAAAGCCCACAATTAAGTAATATATCGTGAGCTACTGGGCTAATTCGATTTATACTTTTAGAATTATCTTTATCTTGATTAGAACTGTTCTCACTATAAGAACCAAGTGTATATCCGCCAGTTCCTGCTGAATCAATTAATTCGGGATTTTCTACAAAATAATTCATCTGTTCCATTAGTGCTTTTTTAAAATCTTTATAAACAAGATCAGTCTTAACAGGAATATTTTGCGTCATAATTGATTTTAATTCATTTAATGAAATAAATTCTAACCTTGAAAGATTGGAAGGAGCAGTTACTCCTAAATACTTACTATAGTCATCTTTAGTTATCATTTATACTACTCCTTTCATCTAACTATGCACCTGTTACTTCGCTACCAAGTTTTAGTTGAACACCTAGAGCATTAGTTACCATTAGTCCTCCAACTTGGCGACCTTGTAATGCTGAAGCACCGATGTGTTTTCCATCTTTTAATTCATTGATTGATGGAGCCTTTTTCCAGACTTCATATTTTTGGCAGAATCTCTTATCATAGATAGCAAATTCTACTACCCTAGTTTTATTTGTTTTACTTGAACCTGTTCCCTCTTCGTGAGTTACATTTCCTAGCAAATAATTTGGCTTAACTGGTACACCGTTGATTTTACCAATAACACCCTCGCGTACTAATTCAGCACCTAGAGTACCACTAGTATTTGCAAATTTTTCATCTGTTAATAGTAATAATTCTGTTTCAGCATCTACTACTACACGCATACTTGAAACTTTCATATTTCTTTTCTTCATATTTTTAATTTCTGTTGCAATTTTCTCGTATACTGTTGTTTTTGATAATGCAGTAGTATCAGTACTAATTGTACCTTTTTTCAATGCTTCGATTGCTAAGTTTTCCTTTTTAATACCAATTGAGTATCCAGCACTTTCAATTCTTTGTGCAACAATATTATCTGGTACTGCATCGGCCTCATACCCATCGATTAACTCGTTAATACCATAATCCTTATCAATTGGTAATGGTAAATAATCAGTTGCTGATTGAGTTAATTCAATACCATTTTTGATATCATAATCAGATACTACAACTTCTCCATTTCTTGTAGGGACGTTGATTTGTCCTGTTACTTCATCTTTCTCATAATCACTTGAGAAATCATCATATAAGTTAGTTTCGCTTCTAGCGATAGCTAATACTTGATCAGCATAAGTTTCTTTTCTTTTATGTGTTCCTGTTCCTAATGCGTTTGCCTTTTAAATCACTCTCCTTTTAATTAAATAATTCAGGGTGTTTTGCTTTCAATATAGCATTTACCCCACTATCGGCATTTTCATTAATTTTTTGAACTGCTACACCCGTTGTTTTAGGTGTTTCTACAGTCTTTTCTCCTTGAAGATATTTTGGATTTTCTTTTAAAAAGGTATCGAGGTTATCTTCAAACTCTCCTTCCATTTGTGATACAGTAAATTGAACAAAGTCTCTATATTCTTTGTTAACATCCGCATCTACTACTGCTAACTTTTGCGTTAGCAATAAATTTTGATTTTTTAAATCAATATTATTTTGAGTTAACTCTGTTTGCTTTTCAGCTTCTGTTTTTTTACTTTCTTTCCAAATATTAAATTCTTTTAATTCTTCTTTAGTAGGTACACCTCTAGTTTTTCTAGCAACTTCCTTGTCTAAAGCGTCTTTAAATTCTGCTTGGGTAAAAGTTTTTTCCACTTTTTGTTCTGCTGTTTGTGTTTCAGTATTTTCAGTAGTTTCTGTTTCTTTTGTTTCTTCTACATTTTGAACATTTTTTTGTTCCATACTATTCTCCCTTCTTTTAAGTCTTTAAGTTGGACTTATTCCATTCTTTAATGTCTTTATGTTGGACAAAAACAAAAGAACATATCGCTATGTTCTAGTGCATTTATAAGCACTGTAAAATATATAGGCTGTAGGCTCCGAATACCCATTTAACTTTAGCTGATTCTTCAATATATCCAACTATTTTAGGTCTAATGGCACCTATATATTTCACACTACCTATAAAGTAGCGCATAATAAAAACACCAAACAAGGTGTTTAATAGATAATATAAGGAGGAGGGCGACGCTTTTTCCCTCATCTCTTTTGACCCAAAGAGTGTGTGGATACATCGAAATTTTCCATCTCTCCTACTAATATTATACTATTTTTTATTATTCTTATCATTATTTTTCCAATTTTGATAACTCTTACTAGCTTTCTCGTTCACTTTAAGACTTAACTTAGTACTACCAATCCACTCATTAGTACTGATTCTAGTTCTGCCAGTTTTGTCTAAGAATTCTAGGTACTGTTTTCTATAATCAATTAATTGATTTCTTTTTTGTCTTATGTAGTTTTCTTCAGCATTTGTTTCTTTAAGCATTGCAAGTTCTCTTTTTTTATTTTTAATAGTTCTTTCGTATAATCTTTGTTGATGTTTTTCTTGGTATGCTTTATTATTTTCTTCTTTTGTAAAATCTTTTTCACGAAGAATCGAAATCTTTGGGACAAAAGCATATCTAGAATGCCCACAATTAATACCTAAAATACCAGCAGGCTTTCCATAAGAAGAATTATTCCAATCATATACAGCCAACTTATTTCCTAAGCCATCTTCTATAGGTGTTGTATTACCACTTAAAGAAAATATCTTTCCTTGATCTTCGCTACACAGAGGTCTTGCACCTAAATGAGAACTTATCTCTACATAATCATTACCAGCAAGCTTCATACGTTCTTCTTGAATTTGATTAATTGTATTTCGGGTATTAGCTCTTATTACCATTTTTGTATAAGCTTCTGGAGACCATTGTGCCCCATTTCTAGCTGTAAAACCTGTTAGACCAGTTTCTGCTAACTTACTTACTGCTTCTTGCATTGCTTTAGCTGTTGTTTTAGTGCCAGCTAACACTTGTGAACTAACATCATTAACTATCTTTCTGTAATTATCTCCTGCACTTACTAAAAGACTATTATTTTGACTATTGAAAGTAGTTAAAACTGTACTCATAGCCTTATGAAGAATATTTTTCACTGTTGCATCTTCTATGATTGGATTTATTTCATTAAGTATTCCTGCCTTAATTCCCGATGAAATTATTTTCTCATCTATTTCAGTGCCTATTTCTCTAGCACGTTCAAATACCTTTTCAACTTTTTCTTGTGTTTTTCCTGAATACTTAGCAATTATCTTTGCATTTTCTTCATTTAGTCCGCCTAACTCTTTGAGTCTTTCTAACTGCCATTCATTAACACCTCCACTGCCAACAATAGGACCGTTTTTTTCTAAATCCCATTTATCAATCTCCATTGGTTTCCCTTGAGCTAACTTGTTAGCAATATTTAAAAGAAGTTCGTTTTCCATATTGATATAAAGTCTTTCTATTTCTTCTTGCATTTCTTCCAAAGACATCTATATCAACTCCTTTTTAATCCGTACTATAATCAATTATTTCTTTACTTAAACTTTTAATCAATTCAATATTATTAGAAATAAAATTACAAATAAATTCACTGTTAAAATATTCCTCTTGTGAATGACCAAATTCATCGAGAAGTGCATGAACCATTTCATGCGTTATTACTTGTTTTAAAGGTTCATCTTTTAATTCATTAAATAACCAAATTTCTCTATTTGGAAAAATAGTAAGTCCTAAAGTTCCTTTGCCTTCAATTTCTATTTCTTCTTTATTTTTTTTCTGGATTTTCCACTTGTGATTTTGTATCTCAATTATCATTATCATTCTCCTTACTATTCATTCCAAAAAAATCCAAACCTTCTGGCTGAATTATTTTTTTATCTTCTTTTATTTTTTGCAATTCTTCTGTTATTTCACTTTCTTCATAGTGTAAATACTTACTCATGAATTTTTCTTTTGAAATAACGCCAGCATTTAATAAATCAAGTCCTCTTTTAATCAAAGCATCTTCGTCTTGAACTATCGAATCATCAAAAGTAATTGATATTTCTTCGTATTTAATTTCTTCCATTTCACAAATTGATGCAATCAGGTCATACAAGCAATCATAAATTGGTATTTGATGATGAATTTTTGTTCTGTATGTATCAGAATTTTCACTAACTACTTCTGTAGCCGTTTTTAGACCATTACCATCAAATTTATAAAAACCTGTTCCTAATCCTACACCAGCACTTAAATAATTAAGTTCAGCATTTATTGCATTTATGTGCTGCTCTGTTCTTAAGGTAAAATCAATATCTTTTACCGGTTGATTTTCCATTCCTTTAATAGCAACATATACATCGTCATCTGCATCAAAATAACTCGTATAGATTATATTGTCATTATCATCTACACCAGAAACTTCTCTTTTTACAACACTTCTATCAACTAACACTCTTCTTTTGCCACTTACAAATTCGTGATCAAAACTGTCGTATTTTGTGTCTATACTTTTGAACTTATCTATTTGATTTGCTAAAATAGATAGCCCCATAGGACTACTGGTATCAAAATTATTTGCAATAGGTAATTTCCATACCTGAAATCTAGGATATTCTGTTTCTATAATTTCGTATTCATCTACATTTGGATATTTTTCTTTAAATGGGATATTCTTTCCTAATATATTTTCGTTTTTTGAAACATATAACTCGTTTGTTTTCAAATATATACCATCTTCGTACTCATGATAAGTTAGTAATGTGTAATACTTTTTCTTACTATTTGTTCCCTCAGTACTTCTTGAAACTGTTATTATCCCATCAATGTATGAATTTGTATATTTGTATGGTAATACCACATCGCCTTCAATGTAATCTATAATTGTCTTTCCATTCTTTTTATATTCAACAGTAACAGCTGTACCTAACGCATATTCTTTTTCTAAGAAAACAGGAAAACTAACATTGAAGTTATTTTCTTTGCTATTCAAAACATTTAACAATTTTTCTGTATTTTCTTTATTATCTAGTTTGATTTCAACTTTTTCAGACCATTCCAGTTTTGAAAAATCTTCACATATCTTCTTAGGCATATTCATTGTTCTTCGCTCTTTTTTGCAAGTTTTACCATCAGCCAGTTTTACATTATAGTAATGAAAATCATTGACGTTTCCTCTATACCAAGACTTCCAAACTGCCATCATATCATAAATGGAACCAACCACTACATTAATATTTTTTTTGCTTAATGTTTGTTGAATATTATCATATAATTTCTTTTATCTCACTCCTTTAAACCCAACTTATTTAAATTATCTTTACACCAATATTGGAATAAATCATTTGTATGGTCTGCATAGTAATAAGATATATCTTTAGACCAACTGTTGTAATATTCTTCTCCACCAGTAAATTCCTTTTCTATTTTATCTGGAATCGGTTTACCTTTTTCTACACTGCCTTCTTGCCATTGGTAGTTTTCTACTTCTTTTCTGAATATTTTATTATTATTTGTATCTAGTGCTCTAAATTTTCCTAATGCTAGAAAATCTATTGAGTAATCAATTAATTCTTCTTTATTTTTACCCTTATTAACTGGATTAAACGATTTCCCGTAATCTTTGTACAGTTGATTTCTTAATGCACCTTCTGCACTATCTATAGTTTCTTGATCTATTTCACATTTGTATTTCTTTAACATAGCCATTTCAAAAGTAAATATATCTCTACTTAATTCGCTTGGTGCTTTCTTTATTGATTTCTCGTGTGGACTGTAATAATATATATCTAGTAAATACCAATAACCATCACTACCATAACCAAAACATCCACAAGTAGTAGCACTCGTTTGATGTCCTCCATCAGCAGAAAAGTCTAAATATAATATTCTTATATTATTGTTTCTTAAATAGTCTGTAGAAACCCATTCTATTTGTTCAGGATTATATATTAAACCTTCTAAACCAATGACTTCACCTAAGTAAATCCATCGGTAACGTTTGTTATCGAATTTTCGTATTCTTTCAGCTTCTTCTATCGCTATAGTACCAATCCAATCTTTTGGGACAGTTCTATAATCACTTAACGAATATAAAACACTACTACGTTTTTGCATTTCAATAGCCCATTTATTGACCCAATGAAATTTATTTTTAGGTGGATTATAAGAATATAAAGCCATAAACCAATCATTGTTACCACGAGTGAAAGTTGCTATTATTTGATCTATATCTTCTGAATTACTCCATCCAGTCAACTCTTCAAACCATACAATTTTTATTAATTTATTTTCATCAATTGTACCTTTAACAGCCTCATAATCATCGCCACCAGCAAAATAAATAGTATTACCATTTTGAAGAAATGTTATTTCCATAGGGGCTAATTTAGCCTTGTAATGTACATTTTCAATTAATTCCAATCTTTTACAAGCACGTTTTATTTCTTTATAAACAGACTTTCTTAAATCTACTTGATGTTTTCTCAACACAACTGCTGAACAATCATTCTCTTTTAAACAATTATAGACTATCTTTAGAGAAATCATCGATGTTTTGGTTGAATTTCTTCCGCCAGAATAAATCTGATGCATCTTATGACTTTTGAAAGTATGTTTAAAAGCTGGAGCTATTTGACTACTAAGTTTCATTCTACATCAGGCAAATCATCTACGATTTCCACTTTATTATTAACAGTGGCATCAATTTCTTGTTTGTCTTGCCAACCAAAATTATTTTTTAGGTTAAACATAACACCTTGTGCTATCCCTTTTTTAAACAAACAGCATTCTACAAATTCTTGAACTCTTTCTTTTGCACGCGTTATTGTGTGGCAAAACTCATCTTCATATTCTTTTTCATATCTGAGTAGTGCTTTTCTATCCATATCTAAGAATAAAGCAAGTCCAGTTATCGTGTATGGTCTTTGTAGTTTATCACAAGTCATAAAATATTCATCTATTAATGCTTGTAATTCATCTACATTTTTGTACTTTCTAGGTCTACCTACAGGATTTTTCTTTTGTTCCTTTGATACCACCACCTTTTGTTTTATTGGTTGCAGGGATAGGATTTGAACCTATGACCTTTGGCTAAAGAGACCAACGAGCTACCATACTGCTCTACCCTGCGATATAGAGAACAAAAAAAAGAGCCTGTTTCAAATCATAGAGGTGATACTGATTTGATTTGCTCTTCAATTTCTCACAATACTAATATAGCACGCATTTTCGGGACATTCGTGACAAATTTTATTTTTTATTTAATAGTTTCTAGATATCTGTAATATTCTTTTTTCACACTATCCTCTGTAGCTCTATTCCCGATTCTCCAAGCAACTTGTTGCCAACTAAGGTTATCTATATATCTAAACTCGAATATCATTCTTAATCGCGATGTTGGTAGTTTGCTTATTTCTTCTTCTACTTTCGTCTGTAGTTCTAGTAATCTAAAGTATCTTTCGTCTAAAATACATTTTTGTTTCTGAATTTCTTTTTTCTTTCTAAAATCTGTATGGTCTATTTTTATCTCTTGCAAGCAAAAAGGAGGCTCAAGTGATGATGCCTGAACTATACTGTATTTATTATTTTCATTTTCTAAATCTGCAATTCTCTTTTCTAGATTTCTTATTTCTATTTTTATATCACAATATTGTGTTAGATATTCTTTTAAAGTCATAACTCCCCTTTCCACCGAACCCTATCTTTTTTTGATAATATCCTTTAAATGATGTTCCCAATAACACTTTGATGAACAATATTTATAGTTTCTTGATTTATTTTTGTTTCTTATAACAAACTCTTTCTTACAATTTATACATTTTCTTATCATTTAATCATCTACTTTTTCCAAAAATGTAATATCATAAGCATGTTTAACTTGACCTGTTTTTATATTTTCAATATGCACAACAGTAGAACCACATACTTCAAATGGTATTGATACTATTGCGTAAATATCATCACCTTTTGCTTGTCCTTTTACTATTTTAACTTTATCTCCCAATTTCATTTAATCATCTACTTTCTCAGCAATTTTGTCTGTATTAATTCTTATTCTTTCAATTTCTTGTGTCATAAAAGCCATATAATTTAATACTATCGCTACAACTAAAAATATTAAAAATGTTTTAAATATAACATATAATGTTTCCACTTCTATCAACTCCTATTATTTTGGCATTTCATAAATTACTGGTAATTGACAAGGTATTTTAAATTTGTGAGTTCCAGTACAATCTTCTAAATTAACTCTATTTATTTCATATAATTGATAACTATCCATTATCTTTGTTTGTATCTCATCTAATACCTCTATTGCTCTTTCTTCTGTAACATATTTTGCTATATGACCTACCATAGTGTCACCTATGTATGCACATTTGTTTTCTTCTGAATAAACAACATATAAATTAGGTTTAGGTATTAATCTTTTTCTATCTTGGCTTCTTATCCATAAATCCATTATTCTTCATCTCCTAAAAATTCTCCACAGGTTATATCTCCTTTTATAGTTATTTCATCAATTTCTTCTAATTTGTCTGCTATAATTTGTAAGTCATCAATAATATCTCTATATTTGCAACATCTGTCGTGTTTACAGTTATCACAATCGTGTTTTATTACATAATTATTTCTTGTTATATATTCCATTATTCTTCTCCTTTTAAAATTGATAATAATTCTTCACGTCTTCCACTATCAATTTCATAAATACCATTATCTGTTTCATCATCTAATTCTTTGATATATTCAATAGCCTTATCTATTCGTTGTTGATAATCTCCAGCCAACTTCTTAAAATAACATAAAGGACAATATATCTTGTTATCAAACCCTTGTGCGTGAAAATTTTCAAAATTACTTCCACATACTTCACATTTCCATTTACTCATCATCTTCACTACCTTTTTCTAATTCATATACTTTTCTATTTATTTTATCTATATCTTTTATTGAACAAGCACAATCATTTTTGATATTAACTAACCAGTAATCTTCTTTCTCAACTTCAATTCCATATTCGCTAAAATACAAGCAGTTATCTTGCTCTTCAAAACATTCATAATCACCAAACCATCTTTCAAGATAATTTTTTAATGGGTGATATTGTGAAGATAATATCTTTACTATTTCATTATAAGTAAATAATAAACAGTTAAGTCCAAATGGTTCTTTATTATCTAATTTATGTAATAATTTTAAATATTGGTCTTGTTGATATTTTATTGTGTCCTCTCTCATTTCAATTGTATTTTGTAATCTATCTACTTCGTCTTGTTGTAAGTTTACTTTTTTAACTACTATTTCGCTCATCATCACAACCACCTTTCGCTTGTTTTAGTTTTTGTAATATATTATAAGCAATATCTTCATTTTTTGAATTTTGCTCTACGTTAGGAAGTGTATATAACTTATAACTTCCTAATAATTCAATACACTCATCAATAGCTTTGTCTTTTTGTTGGAGTTCATTTATTAATTTTGTTTCGCTTTTTCTTATTTCATCAATCGTTCTATTATCCATTATTTCCTCCTAATGCCATATCTATTATTTGTAAAATATATTGCCTAATAACATAATAATCAAGTTCTTCTGATACTCCTAAATCTAAATGTTTTAATAAATATTCTCTTATCTCATTTAATGCTTGTTTATATTTATCACAATCATTTGCTGTTGCCTCTATTTCTGCTAAATAATAATCTTCACAATCTGGCTCTAAATCTTCTGCCAATTGACATAATACGAAATATTGATACTTATTCATTTCTTTTGCTCTCCTTTATAGTCTTCAATTTTACTTTCGCAACTTCTAAATCTTGTTGATACGTTTCTATTTGTTGCTCTAAGAAGTTTACTAGCCATTCTGCTTTTTCTTCTGCCGTCAAGGGTCTTGTTTCATTATTATTCATCGTTTTCATCTACTAAAACTAACTCCAATCTATTTTTAGAATTGCCACATCTTTTTTTATATGTCGGAGTCCTATAAAATCTGATAGTTTCTACCTTTACATTTCTAAACTTGGCAATTTCTTTAGTTGTCCCTATCACTAGCAATTCATCATTTTTATATAGTGCATATATATTATTTCTCATCCGTTATTACCTCTCTATACTTTTTACAATTTTCATCTTGAAAAAATTCGTTTATAGGTAATCTCTTACATCTAACTATCGCCTTATGCTCTTTCAACATTTCATAAGTAGCATAAGCAAACGATCCTATTATCATTAATGCTGCAACTATAACTAAGACAAATACTATTTTTAATTCTTTACTCATACTTCTATCTCAACTCCAAAAGTGAAATATTTATTACCTTTCTTCTCGATAAGTGACTTGTTATACTTCAAAATCTTATCGTAGTTATTGTAACTTAATTTTAATTTATCGGGCATTCTGTTTTCTTGTCTTACATAACTCTCGATATTTCTTACAATAATATCCAACAATTTTTCTACTTTTACATCCTCGTATTTTGTCACATAAATCGTTGTTCCTTTAAATTTCTTTTCATTATTCTTTAAATTAAACATAATTATTTTATCCTTTCAAACTACTACTAATTTTTTTAATAATATTATTTTTTAATCTAGATACTTCCTTTGGCTTAATATTTAATATTTCGGCAATTTGATATTGTTTTAATTTTTTAAAACCATTTATACCAAAAGAATGTTCAATGATAAATTGTTCTCTACTATCAAGGTTTTTTATGATATTCGTAATTTCTTTTAAAATTTCATTTTGAATTAATTGTTGTTCTATATCGATATTTGAAGCAATAAAATCTTTGAATGTTTTAATACCGCCATTTTTCCCAACTTTTACTTCTTTATCAAAAGAAACAGTGTTATAATTTGCTTTTCTTGAATATGTTTTTCTTTTTTTAAGTTCCATTAAAATTTCTCTTTGTATACATTTAACTAGATAAGAAGATACCTTAAACCCTAGATCTGGATTATAAGATATCGATCCTTTGACTAAACCAATCATCCCAATATCATAAAATTCATCATATTGATTTATTAATTCAAATCTTTTTATTACATAAGTAATTAATTTTTGATTATCTAAAACTAATTTTTCTTGATATTCATTCAACATACACACTCCTGTTACAAATAATTTTTTCCATATCTCTCTATAAAATCTTCTACTGTTTTATCGTAATATTCTAACCAAATCTTTTCTGCTATTTTCTTTAAATAAATATCAAACATTCTATTGAAGTGCACACCTTGATTGCTCATGTTATGCATTTCTGGTCTTAGGAACACAATAAGTCCATCCTCAATGCTTTTTTGCCTATTTCTAGTACCGAAGAACACTTCATGCCTATGACAATATATGGATGTTCTTTTGGTGCTATAATTGGGGTTTCTAGGCATTATACAGAATTCTTCTTTATATTTCATTTTGAAACCCATTCTTATATTCTTCTTTGCCTTGTCGCCACACTACACGACAAAATTCATGCGTAGTCATCAGTATTCTGTATTTGTGATAAGCCCACTTTTCAAAGAGTGTTCTGCTTGTTTCTACTACAGTACAGTACTTAGCACTATTGAGCATTATCTCGTTCCACCGGTTAGCAAGAAGAAGAGATTGTTTAGCAAGGTCATAGGCTAAATCAATATCTTCTGTTTCTAATTGCTCATATGTTTCTAATGTATCATTAAATTGATTAATGTCTTCTTTTAGTTCTTCTAACATTAGATAACCTCAATTTCTTTTTCAATTCTCTTTAGTTGTCTATCTATTTTCTTGTCCATTATTTTTATAATATTGTTTCCGTCAATATGGTAATACTCTTTAAACTGTAATAACATAACTTCGACATCTGCGATTTCTTCTGCTATGTGCTCTGTCGAAATGTCATTTGGATATCCTTCTTCATCGTGTCTTACAATTGCCTCGTTCAACTCAAACACTTCACTTTGAAAATATTTTAGTTGTTGTATCACTCCGTAATGGTTAATAATCTTCAATAATTTTTCTTCCATCTAATCCTCCTGCTCTTTTTCCTTTTCTTTTTGTAATTTCTTTTCGTATTCTGGTTTCATCTTTTCAGAAAATAGATTGATAAATTCATTTTTTGAAATATCATTAAATCCGTTTAACTCTATTGATTTATCCATCCATTCTTCGAAACTATAAAACTTATCACTACTATAACTTTTCATTGAGTAATAAGGTTTGAAACACTCTTTGAATAATGTTTTTAAACCTATATCATAAATTTTTTGTTGCATAACGTTCATAATATAAATAGTGCTATCTTTTTCATCATTTTGAGTAATATTTTCATAATACTGTTTTTGTTTTTGCATTTCATTTTTTAACATCATATTTTCATCAAATAAATTATTTATTTGTGTAATCATACTATTTCTATCCATTATTTTTCCTCTTTTCTTTCTTTGTGTCGGTGCATAAATTCGTAAACTGAATTTAATTCCATATTATCTAGCAACCAATTTGTTGCTTGCTCTTTGCTTAAATGAGTATTTTTTACTCTACTCTCATAGAAAGCATTATAAGCACGACTATGTAACTCTTCTTCGTTCTCGTAATTGGCTTCAATTAAGTAATAATCATAGCCAATTGCTTTAATGCCCTCCAATGTTTTTGTATCAGTTGCATAAATTAGTTTTTCATTATTCATAAAAAGTCTTAATCCCATATTAGGAACATCGTGATAGAGTCTCACTGGGCTAATTTTAAATACTTTATAATCATAAGTCTGTCCTACCTCTATAACATCGATATTCGCCTTATTTATACCAATGTCTATTAAATCGTTAACTAGATAACTGCCTACTGCAAAACGCAATGTAGGACGGTTCTTTGCTAGTAAACTGACTGTTCTTTTATTGAAGTGATCTGAATGACAATGACTGATGAAAACTAACTTTAATTTTTTGATGTGTGGAGTAAGTTTTTTGTAACTCACTCCACAATCAATTGCTACAATCTCATTAACTATAGTGCAATTACCGTCTGAGCAACTATTTATAATCTTATAGTTCATCTATACCAACAGACTTTACATCAGTTACTTCTGCCTCCGGAATATTATCTTGCTCGATAATCTTATCTTTTTCACTTATTTCTGGTAGTTCTACATTCATCTCTTCTGCTTCGTACATGCCACTCAAATCTTCAACAAAAGCTTCTCTTAAGGCTCTAACTTTTGCTACTTTTTCAATCATTGTTGCAGGCTGTTTAGTCCAATTTGTATTTGGAGTTCCATCTCCTTTTTTTTGAATAGCCTCTTCTAAAGAAACACTTGATCCGATTGAATTATCCCAATCTTTTCTAAAAACTTCTGCCCATCCACCTACTAAGACTTCGTTAGGCAGTTTGAAAGTACCAGTTCTCTTTATTTCTTCGTTATTTTCATTGATAACATAAATACCTGATTTCATTCCATTGTATTTCGGATTTAATACTGCTCTTTTTAAAATCGCGTCTTTACCAACTACAATACTTGCTGGTTGTTTATTTGAATACTTAATTAGATAAGCCTCTCTTAAAAATGGATTTAGCTTTCTAACCTTACATAATTCTGTAAATAGTTTAAATTCAGGTAAAGTAATCTGTGCAGATGTTCCTACTAAGTAATCTTGCACTATTTTGGGTGTTAGTTTAATTTGTTGTCCCTCAACTTCATAAACTACCGCTAAACTATTTCTTTCTAATTCTTCTTTATTATTCATATTCATACCCTCCATTATCTAAAAATTCCTTTACTAGTTTCAATTTTTCTCTTGTTCCTCGAACTTTGAATGTAAGTTCTAATACTTCTTGTTGTCCACTTTCTTGTCCACCATTATTCACAATTTTTGGCGCTGATAAACTTTCTATCTTTTCTAGCATTATTTCATCAGTTAATTCTTGTTCCTTTTTCTCTTCTTTTTTTGTTTTTGCCTCTTCTAGAGCAATATGCCTGTTTTTAATTTCTGTAATAGCCTTGGAAACATTTAGATCTTTCTTATACTCAATCATTATTTCGTCTGCATTATCCTGTGTGTTGATTAAATTAATATCGTCTACAACTTTATCGATAAATATTTTAGCCTCTTCATTTGCTTTCTTATCTGACAAATTTAACGTAATATTGATATTTGCTTGTTCGTAAGTTAAGAAATCAATCTTCTTACTTTCTGCATACTCATAGAAGAATTGTTTGTTCTTTTCTCTTTTGATTTCTTTTTGTTCATTTTGATAATGTGTTACTTGGCTATTAATCGAATCATAAGTATTTTCTAGAATCTTTTCTGTTTCTTTTGCTTTCACTGTAAACTTTTCTAATGGACTATTCCACTTTTTAGTAATTTCTTTTCTAAAGTCAGCAACTTTCTTTTTGAATTTATTTACTTCTGCTTTCTCACTTGTTGCCTCTTTCAATGTATCTTCTGTAAATACGATTTTTTCATAATAATTAGCCAAACTTAAAGCATATTGCTTTACATCTTGAATGTTATCCTCTATTTGTCCTAATGACGTAATTTCTGCTTTTATTTCACTTTTAAATTCTGGTTTTATTAGTGTAATTTCTTCCATTTTAATTCTCCTTTAAAATATATTTTTTGAAACTCACTGGTTTCCCGTATCTATTCTTTCTTGTCAACCACTCTTCTTCAAAGTCATAGCCTAATGCTTTTAAATCCCTTATTCTCGCTGATAATCGAGTGATCCCGTATTCCTCAAAACTTTCCCAAGTTGTAATTGAACCGAACTCCTTTAAATGTTTTTCAATTCTCTCTACTTGTGTCATTTTGTTTCTGCAAAAGTCTCCTTTCTATTCTCAAATGTTTAATTAATTTCTTGCTTCTATTTCTGTATTTTTCATAATCTTCTTTTAAAATTTCGTAATCATTTAATAATCTGTTATATTTTCTTTTTAACTTGTAATAATCACATATCTGCATAACGTTCCTCATAACAATCAAAACAATAGTATCTTTTGTCTTTGTTTTCTGCTTCCTCTAATGTCAGAAAGTTACCACAGTCATCACATTCAAATACTTCCTCGTATCCACAAGAACATTTAGGACAACCATCATAACGATTTATAAAACTTCCGCCCTCAAATGATCCACCAGGAGTAAGGTCCTCGCAATAAGTTTTTGGTTCTTCAAATACACAACCACAATACAAACACTTATACACTTTTCTTCATCTCCCTTAATAACTTTTCTTTGAATTCTAGTTTTTTATTTCGATATACATAATAACCACACCAACTGCATACCTACTTGTCCACCCAAACAGGAATCACGAGTTTATGACCACACTTACATTTAATTTTTACTTTGTCATATTCATTTGCTTGTCTTTGAAACTGTTCTTTTGTCATAACCCAACTCATTAGTTACCACCAAATAGCATACTTTCCATTTCTTTGTGTAACCCGAAGTCATCATTTGGATTGATACCATCAATGCGTTTTTTCAAAGTTGAAATTTTGTCGATATAATCTGAATACTCATATTCTGTTATTTTTTTATTTTTGAATTTTAATTTATAATTTTCTAAAGCACTTTCTAAAACTCTAACTAGATCATTTCTCTCATAATTAGTTAATTTAACTGTAATCATACTCTTCGCTCCTTTTAAAAATTCTTTCTGCATTCAATTTGTAATTATCATCGTAATCCTTGTACTTTTCGTAAACTTCATTGAATTTACTTTCTGATAATTGTTCAAAAAGTTCGTATTCTACTTCTCGTCCTTGTTTTTTAAAAACTGACATCAAATACATAGTTGATAAACATCTACCATAATGTTCATTGTAATGTTCTAACGACATTTCCCTTTGACATAGATTGCAACGAACTACATAGCCTAAATTCTGTTCTTTTCTCTTTCTCTTTTGTTCTAGTGTTAAAAGTCCTTGTGTTAAATCTTGTGGCATAGGAATTCTATTTCGATTTCTTTCTAATTTCAAATAATTATCAAATGCATTATTAATCTCACTAGCATCATAGTTTTTTAAAAATCTATACCACTCGTCATTTAATTCGTCCGAACGTGACAAGTGCTGATAATAAACTCTTACACGTTCTATAAGCCTATAAACTTCCTCTTCGCTCATTTGCTTTCTCCTCTTCTACTTTTTTTGCAATTTGTGCCCATTTTGAATTACTCTTTTTTGGATTATCACCTTTGCCTTGGCGAAATTTTTCAATATATCTTTTGGCTTCTTCTAAAGTTCTAACATTCGCTTTTTTCCAATTGAAGAGTACTTTGTCTATGTACTTGATATAAAACACACCATTCGTAACTGCTTCAGCAATGGCTAGTTTTATAATTTCGAGCGGATATTCCCAATTTTTTATTTTTTCTACTTCTAGAGGAGTAATAGTCCTACCAAATTCTTTTTCTAAAACTTCACAAACACTTTGTAAAGTTTCTGTATCCATTTCATAGTTATTACTACTGTTTGTAGTTAGTAATTCTTTACTACTCTCTTCTACTCTATACTCTTCTATACTACTCTCTTCTATACTACGTAAACTTTCGTTTAACTTTGGTTTAACTTCAGTTAAACTTTGTATTTTTTCGTTGTTTAATAAGACATATTTTTCACTTTTTTTGTCATAACCTATCAATTCTTTTTCTTCTACATAAATTGTTTCTTTGACTTTATTTTTATCTAAATAATTATTTCTTTTCCAATCAGTAATCACTACCACTCCACTTTGAAAAGGAATTAAATATTTTTTTAGAATAAGTATTTTTATGCTATCTTCTGTTCCACCGTAAAGTCTTAAAACTTTCTTTGGATTAATAAAGCCCTCATCATCTGCTTCCATACCTAACAAGAAGTAAAGTGCTTTTGCTTCCATAGGTAAGTCATAAAAGTCATCTTGATTGATTAGGTCATTATCGAACATTCTTTTTCTTGCCATTTAAAACACCATATTTTCTACAGCAGAGATTAGTATCAACAAGGCTACAAAGAAAGCGATTAAACTGATTGTAGTAAATATAGCAACTATCGATTTTATTCTGTTATCATTTGTTTTTATATTTTTTCTAATTGTTAATTGTTTTCTATAATTTTGATGAATGATATTCATCATTTCTGTATCTTCCATTTATATCATTTCCTTTCTCAAAAACCTTGCATTTTCTGGAAATTCGTGATACAATAAAGCCGAATTTCTTAATACAAGATTTTCAGTTTTAGTTAAAGAGAATGTTGGGATTGGTCGTCTTTTATATTCTCTTTTTTTGTTACCTTAATTCCTGTGTATTGTTCAAATAACTCAGGACTAATATAGTAACTGTATTTACCACCTGGATTCAAAACGGCATTTCCGATTGGCAACAAATTTCTTTGTAGACCTATTCTTATAAATTGCTCTGTTTTTCCCATAAGTTTTGCTGCTTCCTTGACTGTTATGTTCAATTTCTCATCTCCTTTATCATTCATAAAATTTGGTCCAACTAAAATTTAAAATATCTGCTATTTTTTTAGCTAATTCTACACTTGGATTCCGCTGATTATTTTCGATATAATTGTAGGCCTGTTGAGTTATATTTAATTCTTTTGCAATTGAAGTTTGAGAATAGCCTTTTTCTTCTCTTCTCTCTACAAGCCATTTTCTTGATTTCACTTACTCACCTCCTTGATTTATAAAACTTTTTGTTGTACAATAAATGCGTTAAAGAGTTCATAATTAACAAACAAGAAAGGAGTGTTGTTAAAGAACTACATCAAAGATTTAATTAAGTCTTTGCATATAAAGATTTCTTTAATTTCAATTACTTTTATTAAAAAGTAAAAAACCTTTTGAAATTTTAGAACTCTTTAGCAATTTAGTTTCGGAAATCAAGTTAGTTTACCAGACGTGGCTTGATTTCTTTTTTATACAACTTCGTACTCTTTCTAAGTACATTTTAATATTATCACAACACAATGTTGTTGTCAACGAAAAAAACACGTTTTTTTTAATTATTTAAAATAATTAAACTTTTTGTTGTATATTTAATAAAACGAGGTGTTAAAATGTTAGGAGAAAGATTACAGTCTATATTAGATGACAAAGACATATCACAGACTACTCTGGCTAAAGAGCTAGAAATTACTCAACAAGCAGTAAATCGTTGGTGTCACAATATAACAGAACCTGATAATAAAACGATTGTTGATATTGCTAACTTCTTAGGTGTAACAACAGATTATTTACTTGGAAATGATATGAAAGATAATTTAAAAATGCAAGATAAGGAAAATCAAGAAATTTTACAAAATGTAGCGAATAGATTAACCGATCCTACAATGAAAGCTTTGTACAGCAAAGCCAGCGAATTGAAGAACGATCGTGACAAAAAGATGGTTCTAAATGTTATCAATGGATTTATGGATGATGTAGATAATAATATGTAAGAGAGGTATTTATGTGTAAGTTAGGAGATATTATTGTAGTAAAAGAATTTAAGGATAAAAATGGAATAACAGTTCCGAAGCACTCTTTCGTAGTTATAAATGATGAACCCGATTTCATCGAGGGGTTTGCTTATGACTTTGTTTCTAACGTTATGTGCAGTTTTCATTCAGGAGAACAAAGAGAACGAAAGTTATCTATCGAAAGTAATTTAGAAGTGACACCAACTGATATCGAAGGTGGTAGTCATAATAGCAAAAGTGGCTATATACGTGCCGATGATTTATTTTATTTCAAAAAAGATAAAATTGAGTATCAAGTACTAGCACATTTAAATGACGAACTACTAGATGAATTAGTACAATTAATTATTAAGTTGCACGATAAAAATAAAGAAAGAAACATAATAACTAATTTGTAAAAAATTGACAAAATCTAATAAAAATGGTAAAATAAGCAACATTATTACTACTATTAATGAAACTTTTGGGATATAATAATAGTAAGATATGGAGGTTATTATTATGGAACAGAAAAAAATAGCAAGGTTTCCTACTGGTTTTTTCCAACAAAAAAGACCAACAATAACAGCCAGTGAAGCATTAAAAAATGTAATACCATTTGAATGGTCCAAAAAAAGCGAAAAGGAAGAAAACGCTAAAGAAAAAAAGACCAAAAGAAAGACTAGTCAATTTGATTAGTCTTTTGTTTATGGAGCACAAGCAGTATCAGTGCTTTAACAATATAAAGAAAGAATATTAAAGGAGGCTGATACTATGTTTTTATCTGTTTTACAAGAACAAATGAGCCAAGATGAATACTTACACTATCATAATATAGAAATGAGGTTTGTAAGTCTACCTGACTATGTATATGGCTTTATCTATAAGTATAAAGATATGATTCTAATAGCAATTAATAAATATTTATCTGATGAAAAGAAAAAACAGACTATACTACACGAAATAGCACACTTTGAACTAAAACACTTAGATAAAGAATTATTAGAATTTAAAATTGAAAACTTGGAAGACGACGCAGACAGGTATATTGAATTCATTTTAAGTAAGGAGTAAAAAATGAAAATAGGAATGAGAACACCCAGTTTAAAAAAATCTTTTAAAGCAAGAACAACAGGAAAATTAAAAAGAGAAACGAAGAAAGCAATTAATCCATTATACGGAAAAAAAGGAACGGGATTACTTACTAACCCTAAAAAGTCACTTTATAATAAAGTCTATAATAAAACCACTATTGATAGTCTAGTAACACTAAAAAAGGCAGATAGTAACAATGTGAATAATAAGAAGACTAAACAAGCTTTAAAGAGAAATTTAAGTTTAATTGACGAAAGTGCTAAAAAATCGATACCACTTACAAAAAAAGAACTATTAACCCAAATCCCCAAGAAAAAACAAGTTCACTATTTTGATAAAGAAGCTCATTGTTGCATTTGCAATAAGGATTTAGGGATTAAAACTTTAAGAAGTCGATATCAATTGATAGACGGCTGGCTATGCAAGAATTGCGTAAAATTATTTTGTAATCCTCTTGATTTCGAATCAAAAAGACATACTGTCAAAATAATAAAAAATAAAATAAGTACTAAATAGTACTTTACTTTTTTTGATAGGAGAAAAAATATGGGACGTACTAAAAGAGCAAATGGCGAGGGATTTTGCTATAAAATAGATAATAATCCACATAGAAAAAAACCTTTTGTTTATGGTTTCATTATTGGTTGGACTGATGATGGTAAACCTATTAAAAATACCTTGGGATACACTACTTCAAAATCAAAAGGAAACAAAGAACTTGATAAATATCTAGCCTATGACAATAAAGAAAATTTAAATGATATAACTTGGAAAGAATTATACTTTGAATGGTTAGAATGGAAAAAAAGTACAGGGATCAGCAAAGATGGATTGCAGCACTATACAAAAGCTTATAAGAAAACATTAATTTTAAATAGTAGAAAGTTTCAAGAAATTAATCTTGATATAATGCAGAATATAATAAACAATTGTGGTGTAGGTCACGATGGTCAAAAAAGGATTAGAAGCCTATATAGTCAACTACATCAATATGCAAAAATTAAAGGAATTAAAATTCCTGCCGATTTTAGTAAATTTCTAGTTGTAAGTAAAGAAAAAAAGAAAAAGCGAGAAATATTAACAAAAGAGCAAATTAACCTATTATGGGATAACAGAAACCCGGTTGTAGACATTATACTATTTTTAATTTACACAGGTATAAGACCAAATGAGATATATAAAATTTCAGAAGCAACAGAAGATTATATAGTTACTGGTTCCAAAACTCTCGCTGGAGAAAATAGAACTATTCCACTACACGATGATATAAAACCTGTGTTTAAAGATATATTAGATAGTAAAATATTAGAAGTATTAACAAAAGCAAAATTCTATAAACTGTTCAACGAAGAAATGAAAAGACTAAATATGGAACATGAGCCTTACGATACTAGACATACATTTTCTACGATGTGGAAATTAAGCAAAGCTGATGATTTAGCAAGAAAAAGAATTATGGGGCATGCCGTAAAAGACTTAACTGATAATGTATACACACATTTAGACTTCAACTTTCTAAAAACAGAACTAAACAAAGTAGTATTTAGATAAAATGACAATGTAAAAGAATTAAAATTTAGCAAAAATATCTAACGTATCTCACACGTTACCCACACTAATTAATAAAAGAGTGTTATATACCAATAAAAAAGCAAAAAGAAAAAAGCCCTTGCCAAGGCTGTGATGGGAGTTCGATCCTCCTCGTCCGCTCCAGTTGAAATATAGGGAAATCAATCATTTGATT